CTATCGCGTGGCTTTTGCTGATAGCAGTTGAGGTTTTGTGCAGAAAATCACGTCTAATATTAGCGATACGAGTATAGATACGTTGGATTCTAATTTTAGCTTTTTCCCAATTTTTACTAAATTTAACTTTGCGGCTCATAGCTTGTTGCGCTTTGCGCAAAGCAATCTGATGCCGCTTAAAGCTATTGATAGGAGCGTAAAAAGTACCATCCGATAATGTCGCAAATCTCGCAATACCCATATCAATACCAACCGCTCCACCTTTAGGGATAGGTTTTTCAACTTCTCTCCTAGTTTGAATGGAAACAAACCACTTACCACTCTTGAAACTGACAGTCACATTACGAAGCTCACCTAATACTTTCCTACTATTGCGATAGCGTATCCAGCCGATCTTAGGTAGGTAAATACGACTATTATCCTGGTCTAATTTGAATGCTTTTGGATCAGGATAACGGAAACTATCTCGGTTACGTCCTTTTTTCTTGAATCGAGGGAAATCAGCACGCTTGGCGAAAAAATTGGTATAAGCCTTCTCTAAATCTATGAGTTTTTGTTGTAGAATAGAACAAGGAGCGTCGGCTAGCCATGCTAACTCTTCACTATTCCGCCATTCAGTGAGTAATTTGCTCAAATTAACAAAACTAAGTTTCTTCTCCCCTCGTTCGTAGCGTTCCTTTTGCAACGCCAATGCCTTGTTGTAAACGAACCTACAAGCCCCAGTATAGCTGTGCATCAGCTGTACTTGCTGGCTATTCGGTCTAAGTTCGAATTTAAAAGCTTGTAGTCTTTGCATAGTTTAATTTTAATCTAGTTTATTAAAACCATCAAGAATATTTTTTATGGACCGCAGCATCATCTACACTATCCTTCCCCGCCCTGAACGGCGGCTCGTCGCGCATCTTGGTCATCAGATAATATCCCAACCAGAACCGTTAGAAATTAATGTAATACTCTCGTATTGAACCGTCAGAGATTCCGTTGAATTTCCATCAATTAACTGGCTAAGACTAGTTAGTATAGTTACGACGTTCGCTGACGAATCAATCTTTTTAATCGTATAAACCTTACCAAGAACAGTAAAAGCGTCTGGCAATGTAATATTTCTAGGAGCTAAAGAGGCATCAACTTGTAAGTGATCATCCGTACCTAAAAGCGTATAATCAGTAGTTGCTAAATTAACATTCCTAGCACCGCTACCACTTGAAGCTGAAATAATCAAAGTGTTAGCCGTTTGAGAAATGTTGACATTCGTACCAGCAACTAAAGTTCTAAACTCTAAATCGACACCTGATTTTTGTTTAAAAACTTGACTACCAGCACCCACGTTAGACGCTGTGTTAGCTTCTCCCAAAGAAGCCCCAACATTAAATCCACCTAAAGATCCTATTCTAAATATTAAACGATCACCAACTACCAAATCTTGAAGAATCTGAATTTGCTGACTCAAAGTGTTTACAGGCCCAACTTCTGTCCAGTCAACTCCAAGTTCTAATAGTTGACCATTTAAGTAAACTGATAATAAACCCGCACCTACTAGGTATTGTTCTTGAACGTTAGAGTCTCTGGAATCAAGTGGAATCGTAATGAGTGTACCAGATACAACAGGTCCTGTAATTTCATTATCATCAACAGGAACACCTGGTACTACAGCCATAACTTCTTCATACACATTGGTATCTAACATCGTACCTAAAGCATTGATGTTAGCAGTATTTGTAGAAATCGCAGTAACAAGACTAGAAGAATTCGTAAATACGTTTGAAAAAAGTATTGGGTTGGGAAGTGTAGTGTAAGGAACACTAGTAGCTGTTTCGGGGTCGAAGCCTAAAAATTGTTCCAAAGCCTCTGGTATTTGATCTGTAATCTCTACAGACTCACCAGGATCAAGCTCTCCTAAACCTCTCACATAAAGTTTAGACCCCTCACGATACGCAAGCCAATACGAATTTTCATCTAATGGTACCGAACCAAGAGCGGAAATTCGATAATTAGAAGAGGCTAATCCCACACCATCGTATGTAGTAGTAGCGTAAGGATTTGGTATTTCTATCCAAAGAACCTCTTTATCAGCAAGAGGGATCTTGTGTGCACCTGCTTGTCTAGTTAATTTAAGATCAACCGAAGTTGAAAAAATACGAAGATAAGCAATAACATCCGTAGTCGCCTGAACTAAAGCATCATCAGTGATCTCAAGGTGAACTCCATCCCAAGCAAATCTAGCACTAGTAGTTGCTCCAGCAAGCACAGAAAGACTCGGGTTAGCAAAAGCACCTGGGAAGGAAACTGCTGGAGCTTCGTACCAATAGGTCGTGCCTTTGATTTCTCTTAGGCCGTCCATAACAGCGTCCATCCACTGTTTTAAATTCTTAATATCCTTATCAGCACCAGTAAAACTAGTAAGCGAAGGTTCTGTTCTAGTTGACCAAGGAAATGTAAAACCTGGATTACCGCTCCTACCTAGTCTAAATAGAAGGTTACGACTATCTTCAATATTCGTAATAGTTCCAGAACCATCTACTGTAACTCTACAAATCCTAATCTTATTCGCATCACCAGTAAAATTGGAGGTATTAATCGCGAATTTAGGTTTTAAAAATACATAGGTATCAACGATTTGGGAAAACTCTCCTCCTAAACCTCCATTAGCAGTGGGATCCCAAAACGCACGAGAGTCTGCTCCGCCAGTATCCTTTTCGATAATTAATTCAACATAATTAGTAGCCCCAGGAGTCAAGGCGTTAGTAGTGAGATTGCTGAGCGACGGAGCACCGATATATAAAACCCCATCATCTTGTCCCAACACACAAGCAGAATTAGCAATAGTCAACGAAAGCGTATTAGAGCCCGTTCCTGTAGCGTTAAAACCCGAAATTACGAAATTATTATTGGACCAGATATACTTATGAATAGCTTTAAAATCAGCACAAACAAAATCCTCAATATTTCGATAATCAGGTAAATCTAGACGCTGGTTAGGTAGTATTCGGGTTTGTTGTAATAAAGCCATTATCCTTTCCTTATATTCTTTTTATTCTTTAATGTTAATTTTAACACGATCATACTACAGTTTATCCTAAAACGTTAACGGCGGCAAGCTTGAACGACTACCCACCACATCTGGACTATCACTAGGCCCGCAGCCTCTACAAGAACATTGAAATAGCACCTCTGGAAATTCTACTATAAAACGAATCACAACACCTGCCGCTAATAGCTTTTTAATTAACCCCTCAGCAGCAGCCCTAGCTTCCTGAGTGCCTGTAACGTACACAGGATAATCGTCCCCCGTAATCCTAGGCAGTGTAGGGGTGTCCACAACGTAATTTACCATAGTCCCCACTGGGTGAGTTTTTTGAAACATATAAGACGCATCAATTAATAAAGTTGAGTTATTTGGTCGAGAATTATACTGAATAGGACCTTCTTGGTCGTTTCGTCCAAAATTCAATAAAAATTGACCTGGTCGATTGGGGAAATTTGACGCGTTGAGGACTGAAATGGTAGGACTCAAAGTACCTTCAGAAATTAATGTAGAAGTTTTTGTGGTTTTACCCGTAACCGTAAATAATTGACCTGTGGGATCAAAAATATAAGCAGAAGGGTAATCAGTGACGATAATATCAGGGTCTTGCTGTAAGGCTGTGGAAAACCCTAAAAGAGCATTAGCCGTACCACCTGTAACCTGATACTCCGAAGAACCTTCGGTTGTACGCAAGCCTACCCTGTTTCTACCAAACGCACTATCGCTAAAAGCATGTAAAAAAGTTAGCTGCTGATTGATAACCCGAGCAACCTCTTCCGCCGTAGCAGCACTAGGATTAGCAAAATCAGTCGCGTTTGTAAACGTAACTACATAAGGAGTACTATCAATAGTTATATTTAAAGTAGAAGACGGTGAAAGTGTAGAAAAATTGAAAGTAGCTTCATTAGAGAAAATTTGAGCTTTAACTTCCTTGGGATGAGCACTGCCTTGTAGCTTCCTACGAAGGATAGGCACTGAGGAAGGAATACGAATAACAATCTCATTCGGATTTACTTCATAAACTGAACATTTAGTCTCTATTTGCTTACCTAAGCCAAAGTTTAAACGGGAAGGAGTGTTGGCAGTACCGCCTAAAATTTGAATTGAACCTTGAAGTCCTGGAGTATTTGTTCGTAAATTGAGTTTATTCCCCGCAATCGGATCGGAAAATATAGACGCCGTGATGTTTTTATTGTGCTCATTATCACTATTAATGGCATCCACAAGTTCGTGCAGAGGGATGTTAGTAAGATCCTCAAATGCATTAGGCTTAAAACGAATCTTACGTCGATCCGCCCCATTATCAACCTCATACTCCAAATCAAGCACATCCGCCTTCACCGCAGTTACGTTAATAAAATTAGGCATATTCGACGGTACACTACTTAAAACAAGAAGAGTATTGCTAATAACAGCAGAAACTTTAGCATATAATTTACCAGACGCACTTAAAGCTTTAATATACGAGCCTGGTTGAACTTCAGTTAAAAACTGTGTTCCAACTCCAGTAACATTAACATCATTTATTTTAAAAGTCACTTGACCTGTTAAAGTCGTTTCATTCGAAAAATCATAAGGTTCAACGTTCCCACTGTTAATATTGGCCCTCGTAAAACCAGGTCCCCAAAAAACATCAAGCAATGAAATAATAGTCTTTCTAACCTGTTTCGGATAGTAAGATAATACAGGAATGAGTCCTCTAAAATCCGAGTCCTCAATTCCCATCTCGGCAACCCTACTAACACCTACGTTATTTGCCAAATAATCAAGGTAGCGATCTGAAGCTTCTTTGACAAATAATTGCTTTTTTGCTTCCATTAACTGAACAACTATATCATCATCACTTAAGCCCCAAGCTTTCAACAAACCGCCAATAATAGTATTGACCTCGGGTCTATAAAGTCCAGGCAAGGCTTGAGACAAACGCTTAAACTTACCCATATTAGCCAATCACCAAGTCTTCTGCTGCTAGGCGAGCAAGCTCGCCATCAGCTACTACTATATTTTCAGTATGATTGAGGATCTCAACATCGAAAATCCCATTCACTGATTGTGCCGCTGCTATAATCTCTGAAAGTACAACTTCTTGTCCGACTTTCCTAGAGTTAACATAGCCCAACACCGCACTTTGAACTTCATTAAGCACCGAAGATAAACTAACACCTTCTTCAGTAGTGACGTTCATGACTAAGCGAACATTAATCAAAACTGGAGGTATAACTTCAAACTGAGTTCCTGCTGCGCCAATACCTGGATAATTACTAGGATCTCGGTCCAAACCATCTATGGTCCATTGTGTGCGCTGAATGAGTCTAGTGTAGTACTTATAACCATCTGTACCTTCCACTTGGACACGTTGAAAGTTTAAACCATTTAAATCCGCAATAGTACCTTGTCGTCCAGGGGTGTACCCACTTACATCAATAGGACTGTTAGCAGGATCATTCAAAAGAACTGTATAAGGAGCCGAAGTGCCAACTATATTTACTATAAAAGCAGTCCTATTAATAACAAATGAATCCCCATTTTGAATAGCGTTTCCTGCAGGAGT